GGTTCAGGTGGTGCACTTGATGCAGCAATTGCAGGTGCATTTGCCAAAAAACAGCCAATCTTTACTTACTACTGGGCACCAACAGGATTGATGGGTAAGGTAGATCTAGTTAGACTAACAGAACCTCCATTTAATGCTGAGTGCTGGGCATCTATGCAAGTTGTTGTAGAAGATATTAAGGCTAATGGAACAGATGCTTGGGTACCAACCTGTGGAGTTGAATACAGAGACATGTCACTAGATAAGTCAGTTCTTAGCTCTTGGGCTGATACACATCCTGAAGAAACTGCATTCTTAGAAGCATACACCATACCAACCGCACAAGTTAATAGACTGCTTGCATTCTACGAAGATGAGTCAGACGGTGATATGGAGCTAACTGCAATGGAGTATTTAGCGAATAATTCTGAATGGAAATCGTGGGTGCCAGCCAATGTTGCCGCTAAAGTATCTGGCGCATTATAAATACCTATAATAATTATAAAATTATAATATAATTCATTTTTATTTTATAATTATAAAATTATTATATTATTATATTTAATAATATAATGACTAAATTTTCTTGCCAAAATTCCGATGTTGTAAAAATTGCTGAAAAATTATTAGATATGGCACGAGATAACAATGTAAGTGATTTTATTCCTATATCTCCAAGTGAAATAAATAATATTAAAAAATCATTAGAACAATACAATCTAGATTGCGCGTTATGTACAAATCAAGGTAATAGTTATAGATGTCATAAAGTGGCTGAACAAAAATTAATAAGATCGATGCCTTTTCTAAATAAAAATATTTACCCTTGGAATAATTATGATTGGAATTATGGAAATTTTATAGATAATAATTATTCTGTAATGTCGACTGGAGCAACAAAAAGTGGAAGTATTAGTGCTGTTTTTAAAAATATGCGCGCATTTATGAAATTAGTAAAAGGCTATATTTCTGATCCAAACCCAGCAGATAGTTCATATCCTGGCAAGTTTGCGAAAGATGGAGATATATCATATTACGAATGTACTGGAAATTTAGTAGATTCTCAAGGAAATCGGATAAGTGATGCTGGGTCTGTTGCTACGTGTAAAGCGATGAATAAAATTAAATACGGAAAATTACAGGAACCTCCTACAAAAGATAGTTTTCTTAGAAAATATAAAACAACTGGGGATAAATCATCCTCGTATTATGTTAAGGTTGGAATGTGTCCAAGACCTGATATTAAAACAATTAATGAATGTGAAAATAAAGGTTATAAATGGACCCCAAATGTTATTGACAATGTAATGAAAAAAATACCACTTTTATCGAAGAAAACCAAATCATCTGGTTCTTGCCATCAACCTAGATACGCGTACATAAACAATAGTCCAGGATTTAAAGTTGCTGGTGTTAAATTTAGAGGATTAATTCCATCATTAGCAAATGATTTTATGGCTCTGTCTCCAGATAAAATAGTAGCCGCAATGGAAGGACGCAGTATTGATAATTTATTTGAGCTACAACAATGCCCTATAGTTGAATCTTTTAGACAGAATACTGATATAATTTATAATAATGTTTTAATCTATAATATTATGGTTCTTTTAATACTATTATTTTTTTTAGTTATTATTAATAAATTATAGAAAATTAAAATATACTTATATAGTATGAAAAATAGAAGTCGAAATATTATAACAGGTGTTATAGGAGCTTTATTTATTTCTGGTAAAGTTAATAATAATTCTAATAGGAATATTATTATAGAATCGGATAAGAATGGTGAATCTAAAAATTTTAATTATTTTGATTTTATAAGAAAAATGAACTCCTTTTCAACATTTTTTATACAAAATTATTACGATAAAAATGATAAATTATTTGATACTAAGACAGGAAGTTTGATATACAAAAAAAAATCTAGATTTTTTTTAAAGTATGAAGAGTCAATCATCATTTCTAATGGTCAGTCAATTACTTATTACGAAAAAGATTTACAGCAAGTCACTATATTAAAAAACGATACAAACTATATTAATATTGATAATTTTTTTAACGAAAGTTTAATTAATGCTAAATTTCGGCTAGAAATATTTTGGGAAAATGATGAGAACCATATTAATTTATCACCAATTGATAAAGATACTAAAAACAGTGACTATTTAATGGTTGTAAAAGATAATGTAATTAAAAGTATCACATTTATGAATGAACTTGACCAAAGTGTTGTTGAATTCATTTTTACAGATTTTAAAATAAATGTTATTGTTCAGGATTCGCAGTTTAAAATTGATATTCCTCAAGATTGGGCTATTATAACTGTAAATGAATAAAGATTTATTATAGCTGAATTGATTGATTAATAGTCCGACTATCAATGAATTTATATTAAATATTTAATTATTAATTATAGAAAATTAAAATATATTTATATTATATAGAGTATGAAAAATAGAAGTCGAAATATTATAACAGGTGTTATAGGAGCTTTATTTATTTCTGGTAAAGTTAATAATAATTCTAATAGGAATCTTAGTAAAAATATTATTATAGAATCGGATACTTTAAAACGACTGAAGAAACAAGGATATGCAACTGTTGCGGTTGCGAATGAACGTCCTTATAGTTATATTAAATCTGATGGATATGTGACTGGTGCCGCACCAGATGTTGCACGCGCAGTTCTTGCCGTTTTAGGTGTTCCAGAATTAAAAGCCGAGGTTATTATGTACGGTGCTATGATTCCAGCTCTTCAAGCAAGAAGAGTAGATATGGCAACTTCTGGTCTTTATATTAAACCTGGTAGATGTGAGTCTATCATTTATTCTGAACCTGATTTATGTGGCGCGGAAGCTTTTGCTGTTCCAGCTGGAAACCCAAACAACCTTCTTACGTATGAAGATATTGCTGCTAATCCAGCTTTAAAGATGACTACTTGTGCTGGTTGTGCGGAAGAGAAGTATGCTTTAGAGCGCGGTGTAAGCGCTGACCAGATTGTATATTTTGATGCACCTCCTTCTGGTATTAAGATGCTACAACAGGGTAGAGTTGATGTATTTGCTTTATCAGGTCTAGGTACAGCAGATCTACTGAATAAAACTAATGATCCAAACCTTGAGTTAATAATGCCTGTTACAGGTGTTCCAATGGGTTGTGCTGGAGCAGCATTTAACAAGGATGATTTAGAGTTCAGGTCTGAATACAATAGGGCTTTGGCTATGTTAAAGGCTACAGGTGAATTTGAGGCAATCATTGCGCCTTATGGTTTCTCAGCGGCTGCTACTGCTTCGAAGTCTTATTTGACTCAATGCCCAGATGGAATGTAAATTTATTTTGTAAATTCATTGGAATATTTTATAAAAATTATATTTATATACAATTTTTATTAATTATTAAAAACAGCTATATATCCCGCTGATTCAGACGCATATCTATTAAATAATTTTTTAATATCTCCACACTCAACTTGTTCTCCAACAGAATCTAAATATGTAAAATCGGGACAACGTGCGGTTTTTGTAATAGCTACCCAATGACCTGGAACATTTATCGAGACACCTATAAATTTACTATCTTTTGAGTAATCATCTAATTTTTGAACATAAGATTCATCACTAGAATGCTCACTTCTCCATTGTTTTTTTGTATAATAGCCGAGTAATTTATATGCGTTTCCTATAACATCTATACTAAAATTTCCACTTGGATCACACAATCCCTTTTCTATTAAATGATCCATATTAATAACTTCACTTTCAGATGTTATATGTTGTTGTAATGTATCATCTACGGGAGACTCACCCGCAAATAAAGGACATAATAGTTTCGTATGAGGTTTTAATATATCAACTGTTATCCTTTTAATACGTGATACTATATTTTCTAAATTACATGTTTCTGGCGTCGCTCCTCCAGCACTAATATCTGATAAATCCGTACTACATACACTACATTCATCATCATCTACATTATTTAAAAATGAACAAACGGGGCAATTAATTTGGATTTCTTCTTGCTCAACTTTCCCATCTAAAATATCCTTTAACCACTGAATTTTTTTTAATTTTGCTTCTGTAGGCTTCATACAAAACTCATACGTATTTTTATTGTTCCAAGCTCCCATAGGAACATCTAAAGAATTAATTCCACATTCTTTTAAAATATTTTGTTTTATAGTATCATATACAAGCACTTCTTTCCATGTCATATTTAATTTTTTATGCTGTATTTGTACGCTCATTTTTCTATCTGTACCATCCTCACGAAATCTATTCCTATTATCTATAATACTCATACCTATCAGATAATCGCACGCATTACAACGTTCTTGTATTACTATACGCCGTTCACTTTTATTAGTTTCATTTCTATCTTCCAATAAACTCTTACATACTTTAAATAAATTGAGTTTACCACCCTTTACATATAAATCATCATCTATACTATATTTAGCACTTACTATACTATCTTGTAAAACGTGATTCATAGAATGAACACCACACCATAATGAAATTTGTCTCTCAATATGTACTTCTACAGATGATTTTTTTTGGGAAGCACCTCCCAACATATATATATAACTCTTAAGTATAGATTGTCCAAGTTTTGATTGAATATTTACAAATCTTTTTGTCGTTGGATTATAAATCTTATTATACATTATAATATATATATATATTTTTTAGTTTGTTAAAATTTTATTATATATTAATTTTAATAAAATAAATCCTTCAACAAACAAAAAAATGTAGTATTTATGGCAGATTAGGTAAAAAAATATTATTTAATGAAAGGAGGTGTATTAGAAATAATGGATTCAGATCATCATCCAGGTAATAAAATGAAACAGATCTAATATTTATACTCTTAATCTTTAGAAAGACATAAAAACAATGGCAATCAAAGATTGTTAACAGATTCGAAATGTATTAATTCCTTAGATAATATTCTAGAATTAGGAACTGTAAACATTAATCAAGTATTTATGAAAATACCTATCCTATTAATAGAAAAGATATAGATGTAGATACTTAGCAACATCAAATTTTAAATTTATTTTAACGATTTGTTAAAAGGTCTCGATCGGCCAGAGCATCATTAACACGTGTAACAGAAGGCCATAATTTTTTCCCCGTTAAAGTGTTAACAGGGAAAAAGGCTTTCTCCATACTATAACTATATTTCCAATCTGTTATCATACTTAAAGTATGTGGCGAATTTTTGATCACATTATCATCTATATCTGTTTCTCCATTCTCTATTTCACGTAGTTCATTTCTAATAGATTTTAATGCTATAATTAGCCGATCCATTTCAGCTTTAGATTCACTTTCTGTTGGCTCAAACATTAACACATTTGGACGAGGCCACGATAAAGTAGGAGGATGAAAGCTATAATCAATTAAACGTTTCGCAATGTCAACATCTTTAACACCGATTTTTTTAAATTCGCTTGTATCTATAATAAACTCATGACCCACACAAGAATTACTATTTATATCTTTAATAGTATAATCATTTTCTATACTATTTTTAATATAATTAGCATTTAATATAGCTGTCTCACTCGCATTAATTAATCCCTCCTTTCCCATACATAATATATACATATATGGTATTATTAATAATGATGCGCTGCTCCATAGTGATGATGTTATCATACCTATAGAATTATCACTTAGTGTATCCTGAAATAAATTATTCGGTAAAAAGGGCTCTAATTCTTTAGTGCATAGGATTGGACCCATTCCAGGTCCACCACCTCCGTGAGGAATACAAAACGTTTTATGTAAATTTAGATGACAAACATCCGCACCCAATTCTCCTGGTTTTAAAATGCCGGTCATTGCATTCATATTTGCCCCATCCATATATACCATCCCTCCATTTTTATGTATAATATTACAAATTTCTTTAATATTATTAGTAAATATTCCGTTTGTTCCTGGATATGTTATCATTAATGCCGCTAAATTATTAGAATGTTTTTTAACTACATCTATAAATACACTTAAATCATTAGACGAATCGTCATAAAAAACCACTTCTAAGTTTGCCATTATGGCGCTCGCCGAATTGGTACCATGTGCTGATTTAGGTATTAAACAAATACTTCGATTTAATTCGCCTTTTGATTCTAAATATTTTTTAATCATTAATAATCCACCATATTCACCCATTGACCCTGAATTAGATTGAAATGATGTTGCGTCCATGCCGGTTAATTCTTGTAATAAATCTGCCACATTTTTAATAATTTCTAAATAACCTTCTACACATTCTTTAGGAGAATAAGGGTGAACATTTGTTAATTTTTTATTAGTCAATTCTTTTAGTTGGCTAACACTATTTAATTTCATCGTACACGATCCTAATGGAATCATACCATTACATAGTGTATAGTCTTTATCTGCTAAACTATAGATGTACCGCATTAATTCTGTTTCGGACCTATACTTTATAAATATATCATCTTCTAAAATATTTGTATTTCTAATAAGATTATTTGGTATAACGTTTAAAAGTGTTTCTTTTTGTTTATAGATATTATTTTTATTGAATAGTCCTTGACAAGACTCATTCCCAATAGTTTTTTTAATTATATTTAATATATCAGTAATATCTGTTGTTTGAATTGTTTCATCCATAGTAATACTAAACCGATTTTTATCAATATATCTTACCAAATAGCCCTTGTCTTGTAAATCCCTAGATATTTTGTTACTATCTAAATCATCTATCACTAAGGTATCAAAAAATGTATTACTTATAACATCTATATATATCATTTCTAAACATTTTTTAAGAACCTTAGTATTTGTATGTATTTTATCATAAATATGTTCTAAACCATCTCGTCCATGATAAATACTATACATAGCTACCACATTTGTTAATAATGACTGCGATGTACATATATTACTGGTTGCTTTATCTTTCTTTATATGTTGCTCCCTTGTCTGTAGAGCCAATCGATACGCGTCATTACCATTAAAATCGGTTCCTTTATTTATAATTCTTCCAGGTATATATCTTATAAATTCATTCGTACACGCCAAATATGCTGGGTGTGGGCCTCCAAACCACATAGGAACACCAAACCGCTGTGCGGTACCAAAACAAATATCTATACCTAATTCCCCTGGCGAAATAAGTTTAACAAGCGACAATATATCACAGGAACAAGATAAAGGTATTTTATTCGATTTTCCAAAATTTATTATATCTCTGGGTATTCTAATTTCTCCATATGTATCTGGATACTGGAACATAATTCCAAAAATATCATTAGGATTGAGTTCTTCTGGTTCAATGTTATTAAAATCCACTATTTTTAACGTACACTTATTTATTTTTGATTTATTTTTTAAAATCTCGATCGTTTGGGGATGAAGCGTATCTGAAACCAAAAATTGATCTTTATTAGATTTATTTTTATTATTGAGCGATAAACACATATTAAATACTTCGGCAGATGCGCTACCTTCATCCAACAAAGAAGCATTTGATATAGGTAATTGTGTAAGATCTTGTATTAAATGTTGAAAATTGTATTGACTTTCTAATCTGCCTTGTGATATCTCTGATTGATAGGGAGTATATGCGGTATACCATTTTGGATTTTCCAAAATGTGACGCTGTATTGGATAAGGCAAATAAGAATTATGATATCCTAATCCTATTAGAGATTTGGTTTCCTTATTTTTATTTATAATAGTTTCTAACTTAGTTAATGCCTTATTTTCAGAAATACTACTTTTCAATTTAATGTTAGTATAACTTTCTATTCCAGTAGATTTTATAACTAAGTCTTTTAGTGATTTTTGTTTTACAACTTTCAACATTTTGACGATATCTTTGTTATCAACCCCAATATGTCTTATAGAAAAATTACTATAATTTCTAATACTACTTTTAAATTTAGATAGTAAGGGTATTAGACTTGACATTTAAATAAATAAATTATGTATTTTATATATCAAATTATTTTTATATATATAAAATTATTTTTCTTTTAAATTATTTTGAATAGAGTTTAAATTATTTCAAATATATAAAATTTTAGTTTTTTAAGATATAACCCAAAAAAAGTTTTTTCAATTTTTTTTATTTCAAACACTTTCATCTAAAATAAAAAAAGTCCCCCCCCCTCTTCAAAAATGAAAATTCACAATATCATGGATTCAATGTGAATTTTTGAAAAATCTTAATAAAAATGCTTAAAATTCACAACATAACTCATTACCAAACCTACCGTAATCCATCATTGGATTACTCAGTGAATTTCACTGTGAATTTTATTTAAAGATAAAAATCTTAGTAAATAGTATGGTTGTATATAATTGTCTGAGGTGTGGATACTGCTCCAATTATAAAAATAATATGAAGACACATGTTTTTAGAAAAAAACTTTGTATCAATAATTTTGAAAATTTGTCTTCTAATGAATTAAAAAACAAATTTACATCAGAACCCGCAAGTTTTCTTCACAAAATAATTCCAATCGAAAAAACATCAAAAATTCACATTGAATTGAATCCATTTGAATCCATTGAAAAAATTGAATCCATAAACCATCTTTTTCACTGTGAATTTTGTGAAAATTCATTTAGCACAGGGAGTAATTTAAAAAAACACCTAAGAGTATGTAAAAGTAAACCATTAAAAACTACAAATGATGAACTAATAGAGTTTTTAAAGGTACAAAGTGAAAAATATGAAACTCAAATTAAGATGATGGAGATAAGAGAACGGGAAAGAGAAAAGAAATGGGAACAGCGCGAATCAATATTAAGATCTGAAATAGAAAAATTATTAGAAAAAGTTGGAACAAATATTACACATATAGAGAATCAGAACAATATATTTATTAATAACCACGGAAGTGAAAATTTAGACTATATAAATGCATCAAAATTAGGTTATTTAATAAATATTCCGTTTGGTGCACTTCCAAAATTAATTAAAATAATACATTTTAATCCTAACCATCCAGAAAACCATAATATAAAAATAACAAATAAAAAATTACCCTACGCAAGTGTTTATAAAGATAGTAAATGGGTATTAACAGATAAAAAAGAAGTTATTGATAATATTTTAGATAAAGGATTTAATCTATTGGATGATCATTACGAATATAATAATACTGTTCCTAATAGTAAATATGAAACTTTTAAAGAAGAGTACGAAGAAGGAAATAAAAAACTGAAGAAACAATTAAATAAAGATATGGAATTAGTAATATTAAATGAATGTAAAGATAAATAAACATTATTTAAAAATTTGTAAAGATACATTATTAAAATGAATACTGAAGATGTATGGGAAAAAATTCTGGTTCCATTAATAATTGGACCTATATTTATTATAATAAAAGTGCTATATGATAGATGGGATTTTAAGAAAACACAAACTAAGATGCTTTTAAATAAACTTAAATTAGAAAAAATAACTAATAAATTAGAAAAATTTTACTGGCCCCTTTATATTTTATTAATAAATGACTATGATCTATGGGCCAAGGTTAAATTTGATGAAAATAGTATAGAAATTACCGAAAGTGCATCAGACAGTGAGGTGGATAATGTTGATATGGATTATAAATTTTGTTCATTTAGTCGAAAAACTGGGGAAAATCTAGAGAAATGCTCAAATCCAGTTGCTGTTAATTGTATTGATAAATATGGCGCCTATTGTATTAAACATCAACAATTTAAATCAAAAAAGGTTTTAGAAAACTGGACAATATTATATGATAAAGTGAATTTATTAACTAAAAAGGAAACAAATATTGTTGATTATAATGATATTAAACAAAAATCTATAAAACTAAAAAATAATACTTTAAATGAAAGTTCTAATACAGATACCAAAATAGATATACCAGTTAAAAATACTATTGTTTTAGAAAATATAGTAGATAATATATCAGAAAATATATCAGATAATACAACTAATAATACAGCTAATAATACAGCTAATAATACAGCTAATAATATATCTACATTAAATTCTGAAACAGTCTTTAATAATACAACTATAAATAATATCTGTAAATCTAGTTCTGAAGAAAGTTTTAAAAGTAGTATACTTCTAGATATTAATGATAAAACTTCTAAATGTAGTTCATATAGTATAGAGGGATTAATTGATAAAAACAGTAATCGAAGCAATGAACTTGATATAAAAAGTAAAATGTTAGATGAATTATTAAAACATATTGTGGAAAATCATACGAAAATAGCAATAATAATTACGGAAAATATATATATAGCGGAACCTAAAAGTCTAATGGGTAAACAACTAATGAAATTTATTAAATTCATTAATATATTTAAATCTGAAATGGATAGTCAGATAAAATTGATTAATCCTTGTAATTATGGAGCGGGCTATCCTAAAAAATTATTACCACTTGTTGAGCGTGAAGTTTTTAAATTACAAAAACAATACAATGAATTAATAAATAATTTTTATAATTATTAATCTATAATTATTAATATAGATTTTAATAAATTTTAACCCATAATTTTAATTTTTGTGTATAAATCATAAAATAAATGAATACCCCACACTGTAATAAGTGTTTTATATATACTGGGACACTAGCACAATAAATTAATGGTGAATATATAAAGTAGGGGATAAGTGAAACATAACTTAAAATATTATACCGACTATTTGAATAATATGTTCTAATAAGCCAATTATTATTATCACCATGTTTCATATGGCTTGTATTTACACAATAATTAAAATAAATATTTGTGAAAGATTCTATAATAGTAAATAGTAACCATATGTCAAAATTATTATTATAAATGAGTATAATGGCTGGGATACAAACAGTTAGTCTATCAATAAAATGATCTAGAAAACAGCCCAATTTAGAAGTTTGATTAAGATATCTAGCAACTGGCCCATCTATAATATCTAATATATAGTTAAATATAAAATACACAATACTCTTATAATAGATTCCATAAATTAAAAGTCCTACTCTAATATATTCAATAATGTTCGGTATATAAAATATTTCTTTAATTAACATTTATTATAATATAGTTTATTATTTTAAAAAATAAACTTGTTATTATTAAAATTTTATAAATTTTATTTAAAGATTATTGATAGTATATATTTATAATGTTTAAATATTTAATTTTTTTATTATTTATTAGTAGTTGTAATTCATTTCCAAATAAAATCGATAGTGACAGTGACGTGTTAAAAGAAGATGTTCCAGTGGTTAAACCCAATTATTGTTGTATGAATCATCCCAAAAAACGATTAAACGATATATTTATGTCAAATTATGATTGTTCGCAATTGTCTCAATTTGGAAAAGATAGATGTAATTCTGTTTTCGGAGGAAGAGTATGTTTATGGGATAAGTGTAAGCCATCATTAAATATATGTTCTAGAAAAATTAAGTATGAAATTCATAAAGGTAAAAAAATAGATGTAGGACAATGTTTAGGTAAATGTAAATTAGGTAGTGATGAACAGATATGTTCACCTAGCACCTATGAATATTTGGAATTAAAAGGAGCTGCTGTTAAAATAATTAAAGATTGTGAATGTTCTAACTGCGGTGTTCGAAATACGAATACTGTGATAGAAGTTCCATCTGGACAATGTCATGGAAAATGTGACAATCAGCTTGATACTATATGTCGGGCAGGTATTCCAGATTCTTATAGTCCTTTGAATGGATTAGAAGCAACAAATCCGTCTAGTCAGTTGATAACTAGTGCAGCCTCAATATGTTCTTTAGGTATTCAGCCAGGATTTGATACATTTGTGGATAACCGTTGTTTTATTCATACGTTCAATGACTGTTTTAATGAACATGGATGTCCTATAAAAACAGCCTTATTGGATATATGTATGCAAGCCGCTCAAGTTCCATTGACAAACACGGATAGTTTAAGATTAGGTACAAATGGAGTAGGTTTATGGGGTAGAAGCTTACCATTATTAAATTCAGGTGTGTGGAATCCAGGTAATAATCTATGTGTTACATTAGATTTGGATAATTTACCAGGAGGAGTAAGTGTATTAAATAATGTTATTCTGGATGGTCATTTAGATGTTCTAGTACAAGATGATACAGCGGTTGATTATGCTAACGTTCGAGTATTAAACGAAAATTGTGAAAAATGTTTACCTATTCATAACGTTGTTAATAGTTTGTATACATTAAATGGGTTACAAGAACACAGGAGTATAAAAGACTGTGATTGTTTAAGTGTTAGAAAATGTCATCGTGAGCAATTAGAAGAAACCTATTATCCAGGAACATTTTCGGAAATAACTATAGATATAGGACAGTGTTTGGGAGGATGTGAACAAGGAGTGTGTAAAAGGAGTGTTAAAGGGCGTAAAATAAAATCTCCAGCGGGTGCTAGAAATGTTAATGTTATAGAGAAATGTTATTGTTAGTTATTATTTTGATATGTACTAATAAGTTTATAAATAATTTTTTATATTATAATAAATATAAAAAACTATTATAGTAGTTAGAATTAGATAATAATTTTAAGGAATCTTAATAATTAAAATGTTAATAATTCTCAATAATCTAAACAATAAAAAATGTTAATAATCTAAATTAATTAAAATGTGAATAATTCTCAATAATCTAAATTAATTAAAAATATAAAGAATTCTAAATAATGTAAACAATTTATACTTTAATGAATTTTATCCATACATCTGATATATTCCTATTTTCGAGGAGCTAGAGGGAGCAAACACCACTTTATCACCAACCGATATAGCTCCCGAAAATAATTCTCTATTACTTCCCAAGCCAGTTTCCTTAGTGGAGAAGGAGTCTAATGTAACATCGTATATCCCCACTTTCGATGAGTTAGCGGGAGCAAACACCACTTTATCACCAACCGCTATAGCTCCCCAAAATTTATTTCTCTCTGACAACCCAGTTTCCTTAGTGGAGAAGGAGTCTAATGTGACATCGTATATCCCCACTTTCGATGAAAAAAAGGGAGCAAACACCACTTTATCACCAACCGCGACACCTCCCCTAAATAATCTATCTTTTCCCAACCCAGTTTCCTTAGTGGAGAAGGAGTCTAATGTGACATCGTATATCCCCACTTTCGATGAGTTCCTAGGAGCAAACACCACTTTATCACCAACCGCGACACCTCCCAAAAATAATGCTCCCAAAAATAATCCTGACAACCCAGTTTCCTTAGTGGAGAAGGAGTCCAATTTGACATCGTAAATCCCAACCTTCGATGAGAAAAAGGGAGCAAACACCACTTTATCACCAACCGCGACACCTCCAAAAAATAATGCTTCTCCAGACAACCCAGTTTCCTTAGTGGAGAAGGAGTCTAATGTAACATTGTAAATCCCCACTTTCGATAAGTTATAGGGAGCAAACACCACTTTATCACCAACCGATATAGCTCCCGAAAATAATTCTCTATAACTTCCCAACCCAGTTTCCTTAGTGGAGAAGGAGTCTAATGTGACATCGTAAATCCCCACTTTCGATGAGTAATCGGGAGCAAACACCACTTTATCACCAACCGCGACACCTCCCCTAAATTTCCATATGCCTGACAACCCAGTTTCCTTAGTGGAGAAGGAGTCCAATCGGACATCGTATATCCCCACTTTCGATGATCCATAGGGAGCAAACACCACTTTATCACCAACCGCGACACCTCCCCGAAATCTATAATCTTCTGACAACCCAGTCTCTTTAACACTAAATGTTCCCCACGGTCCATAACATTTTCCTATATTTTTATTTTTATTAAGAATGATTTCCTTTGATTCATTAATTGATTTCATATATATATATATATATATATATAAAATAATCTTAGGTAATTAAAATTTAAATAAATAATCTAAGATTATTAAAATATTAATACTAAAATTTTTACGAATAAAAAATAATCTTTTATATTATAATGAATATAAAAGATTACTATAGTGTTTTAGAACTAGATGATACAATTATTTATTCTGTTCATAGTTTAAAGAAGCAATTCTATAAACTATCGAGTCGATATCACCCGGATCGATTTATAAATAATATGTATCCAGATAGTATTAAAGAAAAATATACATCAATTGTTATTGCCTATAATTATTTAAAATCTAATTATTTAAAATCGATGAATAATGATACTTTAGCAACAAGCACTCCTAAAGATCATAATGCATTAAAATTTATAAATAATATAAGTATTTGTAATAAAAATATAGATAATACTATAGATAATAGCAAATTTAATGAAGAATTTTTAAAAAATATATCAGAAGAAGATAATTCTAATTTAAAATTGTTTTTAGAATTAGGATTGAGTGAACAAGATATTGATAATCAGTTTAGTCTACTTCACCCTGAACCTAAAACCATTAAAGAAAATGAACTACACAAGGAATCAATAGTAAAACTGGAAGGAATTATTAATCAACGACAAGAAGATATCGTTAATTATTTACCAAATAAGATAATAGATGAAAAAAACTTAAATTCAGAGTTTATGTACAATAAAACTAAACGTAGTACTATTATTAAATATAGTAAACCAGATAATGAAAAATATTATTTAAATAATAGTAAAATAGATAATTTTCATTTAGTGAATGACGCGGTATTTATAAAAGAATATGACTTACCAAATAATCCTAATGAAATTATAAGGGATAAAAATATTATAGAGGAAGAACCGATTGGTAAGATAAGTGTTAAGGATTTTAATGTTAGTTTAGAAGAGCTAATTAAAAGTAGATTAGAAATTTAATAGTATATTTAAAATATTAGAAAAATATTTAAATTTGACAGTTATTTATTTTATTTTATAGATTACAATGAAGAATATTAAAAGAAGAAATCGATGGTGGTGGTGGGGACATATAATTGTTTTGGATAATAAAATCGACACTAATAATAAATAATTTTAAATTAACATCCTAAAAAGTTTTTAGGCGAGGCTTGTTTCCGTTTTGGAAAAGCATTTATTAAGAGATTTGATATTTCGGGATTTTTTAACCATATATACGCAGGATTTCCTCCCCAAATAAGCCACGATACGGCACCTCTATATTTATTTTTATCGCTTTGAGTAGGACTTCCATTTGCCAACCATTTACAATATCCAGGGTAAGATGTTCCTCCATTTTTAGCATCTGGACCATGCCTTGCAAACCATGTTCGCATATCTGCCAAATCTTTTAATGAAATTGTGTTATCTGTTTCTAGTTGTAAGCCTCGATCCCATCCAGTTTGCGTTCCACCAGCAAATCCATTATCAATTAATTTATTACCTATGGCAGCAGCTTCTCTTACATCCCTAGGTATCGAAATTTCTTTATTTCCACCCTTTTGTCTTGTATTTTTTACCCTATCTTTTGTTTTTTTAGATAAATATATTCTCGTAGGTTTGCCATCTATACCTTGTTCTAATGATCTTTTATGTTTACACATTGAGTTAATTTCTTCTTTGGTAAGTTCTGGTGCGGTAACCACTTTTGTTCCGGGTAATTTATAAAAAGCTCTACAATAAGGATATTTTTTGGGGTTATCTAATCCTTTTCCTGTTCCACACTTGGCAAATCCTCCAGGTCCATCTCCCTTTTCACATACATTTACCCATTCTTCATTATACCATCGGTTTAATGAATTTTTTTTTCTGGATCCTTTAAAATTATTGATATATAAAGTATCCGCTTCAGTTTTCCCCAACGCATCAGGTTTTTTTCCTTTACATACGCTTGCACCATAACCATTCGCATATGCCGAGGGATATACATCAAATGTGTGTTTTGCGGTACAATAACCCCTTGAACATAGCTTTAATTTTTTATTATTGTATCTAACCTCCGCATCTGAGAGGCATTTCATATAAGCGTCTTTATTTATTTTTATATTATTAGATACGGTGGTTTTGCAATTAATTTTTTTTTTACACTCGGTCCCTTTCCCTTTTTTTTTTTTACATAGCGTTTGTTTTTTAACACAGCTTCCTTTTTTACCAGGTTCAGAACCTACATACACATAGTTTTCCCAACAAGGTCCAGGTTCATCACATATCTCATAACTCATTATATTATATATATATAGATATATAAAAATTTTGATTTAAAAATATAAAAATAAGTTCTGATTAAATGAGTCAAAACAAGCCTATACAATTGGGGCTATGTTGTATGAACATAACTCTTAGAAATCAGTTTATTCCAACGTATGCTTCCAGAACAATTATTCAGAGAAAAATCAAGGAATTAGGAATAGATGAGTTAAAGTCTAGGGTAATTAAAAATCTAGAAGATTTAATAAAAATGATTGAGTGGAATGAAAATAATGGAATAAAAGTTTTTAGAATATCAAGTGATCTATTCCCACATAAAACTAACCCCGATGTCGAAAGTTATACATTTGATTTTGCTAAAGAATTACTAAAAAAAGCAGGGGATTTAGCAAAAAAATATAATCAACGAATAACAATGCATCCAGGCCAGTATAATGTAGTTGGGACACCAAATCAAAAATCTTTTGAGAAAACGATTGATGATTTAGAATATCAAGCAACAGTTTTAGATTTAATGGGTATGGGCAAGGATTCAGTTATGGTTGTCCATGGTGGTGGAATATATGGAGATAAAGAATTAACAAAACAGCGTTGGTGTAGACAATTTTATAAGTTGCCAAAAAATGTTCAAGAAAGGTTAGTTCTAGAAAACTGTGAAAAATGTTTCTCAATAAAGGATTGTTTAGATGTATCAAAAAAAATAAATATTCCAGTTGTTTTTGATACACATCATTTTGATTGTTATAATAAACTGCATCCTGGGGAGCGATTTGATTGTCCAGATAATTATATACCAGATATATTATTAACTTGGAAACGGAGAGGGATTAAGCCAAAGTTTCATGTGTCTGAACAAGGTTCGGGAAAATGTGGACATCATTCGGACTACATTGAGACTATCCCAGAATATTTATTAAATATTTATAAAAAATATGGTGTAGAGATAGATGTAATGATTGAGGCGAAAAAAAAAGAGTTATCTATATTTAAATTATATGAAAAATACCCTCAGTTAAACTGTAAAAAACGAAAGATAACTTTTAAAAAATCAGGATTAACTTAAATGTCTCGTGTAACCAAAAATCGCCGTTTCTTTATATATTTTAAATAGTTAATGTAATTATTAAGTGTACATAGGGATTTTACGTATCTAGGCAAATCTGGTTCACAAAGCTTTAAATAAATCTTACGAACCAGTTGTTTCCTTTCTTTGGTGAGGTTTTCATCTATTTTGATTATATGAATATCGGTATAATAATTGTCTTTATTAAAATTATTACTAAATTCTATAGATTTATAAAAGTGTGTTACTATATCGTGACTATTTTTACCAGATAAGAATATTTTTTTTGGGATAGACATATATCTATAGAAATTACCGTAACCAGTTAATCCAAGAAGTCCTGTGGTTAATGTTCTAAAGGTTAAGTTAATTCTTTTACAACTTTTACCTCGTTTACCAATACATTTAGCCCGATGTCTATGATTACTAAATAAAACCAACGAGTTATGTTGTAGTTGATATTTATCCCAGCTATTTGTACGGTCATCGTATATCTCAAAATTTCGTAAAATAGATGGTTCGTCGTCCACATAAAAAGTTAAACTTGCTATGATAGATGCGACTGGATTACCGCTACTATCCAACTCATTAAATTTTAACCATCTTTCATCATCTCTATGATCAGAAATTTGATGTGAATCTTCCGTGTAATAATTACAAACTATTACATTAAACATGCTGTCAACATCAATAACTTTATCCTGATATGTTGATCTAACTATATCTCTTAGTTGTAAAATAATTTTACTAAAGGTATTTGTTATTGGTCGCATAGTGTACGATGCATATGAATTTTTATGACACTGATATAATGGATATGATACATCAGTGGGATACCGTAAATATTTTTTAAGTCTTGGCTGATGAATAGTTCCAATAATAGAACTTCCATCGCCTAATACACATACATTTCTAGGTGGGTTATTTCCAGGGATTCCAGAGGGTGGTTTACACCAAGGGAGATTTTTAGATTGTTTAACAATAGTATCTAAAGTACTACTGTTAAAAACATTTTCTGTATAAAAAATGTTTGTCATTTATTTTAATTTAATTGAATATATAATTAATCAAATTAATTTTTCACTAGTTCTAATATAAACAATCTTTAATAATCCAATAATTAATAATTTAAATTAATTCTATCCATACATCTGGTAAATCCCAACCTTCGATGATCCAAAGGGAGCAAACACCACTTTATCACCAACCGCGACACCTCCAAAAAATAATGCTTCTCCAGACAACCCAGTCTCCTTAGTAGAGAATGAGTCCAATCGAACATCGTAAATCCCCACTTTCGATGATTTATAGGGAGCAAACACCACTTTATCACCAACCGATATAGCTCCCGAAAATAATTCTCTATTACTTCCCAACCCAGTTTCCTTAGTGGAGAAGGAGTCTAATGCGACATCGTATATTCCCACTTTCGATGAGTTATCGGGAGCAAACACCACTTTATCACCAACCGCGACACCTCCCCAAAATTTATTTCTCTCTGACAACCCAGTTTCCTTAGTGGAGAAGGAATCCAATGTGACATCGTAAATCCCCACTTTCGATGAGAAATAGGGAGTAAACACCACTTTATCACCAACCGATATAGCTCCCCAAAATAATGCTTGATTACTTCCCAACCCAGTTTCCTTAGTGGAGAAGGAGTCCAATGTGACATCGTAAATCCCCACTTTCGATGTTCCATAGGGAGCAAACACCACTTTATCACCAACCGATATAGCTCCCGAAAATAATGATTGTCTACTTCCCAACCCAGTTTCCTTAGTGGAGAAGGAGTCCAATCTGACATCGTAAATCCCTACTTTCGATGATCCTGAGGGAGCAAACACCACTTTATCACCAACCACTACACCTCCCGAAAATAAATATGCCCCACTTCCCAACCCAGTTTCCTTAGTGGAGAAGGAGTCCAATGCGACATCGTAAATCCCCACTTTCGATGAGTAATAGGGAGCAAACACCACTTTATCACCAACTGCTATAGCTCCCGAAAATAATTCTTTATCTCCTGGCAACCCAGTTTCCTTAGTGGAGAAGGAGTCCAATCTAACATCGTAAATCCCAACCTTCGATGATATATAGGGAGTAAACACCACTTTATCACCAACCGCGACACCTCCCCAAAATAATCCTTTGCCACTACCCAACCCAGTTTCCTTAACACTAAATGTTCCCCACGGCCCATAACATTTTCCTATATTTATATCTTTATTTTTATTAAGAATGGTTAAATCTGATTTATTAATTGATTTCATATATTATAATACATATAAAATAATCTTAGGTAATTAAAATTTAAATGAATGGTTAATTTAAATTAATATAATTATTACATCATAGAGTACAGGATTCCACAGGAATTGCGTATTAAGAAGATAATATGATTAAAAACTATAAATAGAATGGATTAGTTTAAGCTATTTTAAAAATTTATGCCGGCATAAATTTATTTCTTTATTCTTTAGATACGTTTTATGATATCTAAAGAATAAATGGTTATTTAATTTATACCAGTATAATTTAAATAACCTTTTGGTAAATTATATTTAGTTATTGGTGTTTTATTTGAGTTAAGGTACTAAATGATTTAGATTTACATATACCCTGAATGTTTCGGTATAAATTTATAATGAGGTCGTTTATTTATATTAATTATATTAATACCACTAATATAATGATTAATATAATTATTCCAATTCATGTATCCGAACAAAATAATACTATTGGAGAATGTATTAGAACAGTTATTAATAATTGTTCTAGTTTTAATAATATATCTAATATAATAATTGTTTCCTCAAAAAAAATAAGTATAAATTTTGTATCTAATATTAATATTTTATTAATAAATAATAAAGATGTAACTACAAGAGCAAGGGCCATGAATATTGGTTTTAAATCAAATAAAAGTAAGTATTGTATGTTTTTACATTGTGATACATTATTACCAAAAAGTTTTGATACATTAGTAATATCTAAATTATCTAACTGTAATTTTTGTTTTTTTAAATTAAAGTTTGATATGACAAATCTCGCTCTAAGATTGGTTGAAAAATCTGTTAATAATGTAAGAAACTTTCCATATGGAGATCAATGTTTTTGTTTAAATTCTAAATATCATAGTGATATTGGAATGTTTAAAGATATATCATTTTTAGAAGATTATGTATATATTAAAGAACAGACCCCTATTAGTTATAGACAAAATGTAATTGATGCTTACATAATAACCAGTTCCAGAAGATTTTTTTCAAAAAAAGGACTAGGATATAGTTCAGTGTATAAAAATGTTAAAAATAATAAAGATTTAATAAATAGATACAATTCTGGAGAATGTATTGACAATTTATCTAAGATATATTATAAAAATGGTTTAAATGGAACCTATTATACTTAAATGATTATTAAGCTTTACATAAAATTATGAATAATATACATGGACATTTAATTAATCAAATTAAATGTCCAATAAATTTGATTTACTATTATGTAATTATATTAATAAATTATTGAATGACAAACTCTTGGAAAGTTTCGTGGAATAAAGATAAATACGATTATAAAAAACTGGTTGATGATTTTAAACAGGATAAAATATCTATAATAGACCAATCTAAAGGTATGGCTAAAATGGTAAATTTACCAAGTATTGGGGATAGTGTTTTTATTTCGTGTAATAAACAAAAAATATTTAAATGTAAAGTAATGACTAACTTTACAGCTTATAAAGAACCTATAGACAATATTTACCTGAAATCAGATAATAGAACACATACAGCAAATAATACATATTTAAAAATTAAAATACTGCAATATTATGAGGTATCTGAAATATTTAGTGGCAATCAAAGAACTTGGACTAAATTAAAAAATATTTTATAATAATAATTAATAAAAGTAATATACTAATATTTATACATAAATATATATCCAAGGATTTATCCTTTAATAAGGATTTACCTACAAACTCTTCCTTACAAGGAATTAAACCTCCTCCATCCACCTTTTGTCCTGCTAATATCGGAAGCAGTTTTTCAGGAGATATATTCATAACATCATTAATAATAGCAGGTGCCATTCCCTGTAGATTTAAGTAACCTTTTGGTAAATTATCGATATATATAAATTTAGGTTTGTAACAGATTCCATTTGGAATTGGTTTTGGATTTGGATTTTTATCTCCAGGTTGTGTTGTAGGTTTTTTTTTAAAAAAACTGCTGACACCTTTTCCTAAATCTAAAGTATTTTTAACCCAAGTAAAACCCTTTTTTAAACAGGTTTGTTCATTATCTATTTTGGATTTACAGGTTCCCGTTTTAATAAAATAAGATGAACTTGCTTTACCTTTTGTTGGGTATTTACTTTCTGGATAATCCTTTTTAAAATCTGGATAGGGAAGAGGCATTTTAGCATATTTATTTTTTATATCTTTAAAATGTTTATATATAGTTGGATCCGCATTATTGACATCATCTAGACCTGATTTAGTTGACGAATTTGGAGTAGGTTCCTCTAACATAACATCGACATAATTTGATAAATTTAATGTACCATCGATTAATCCTGCCATTGATGGTGTATTAGTAATACCTAAAGTAAATGGGTTATATTTATTTAATACATAGTCGTTATAATTAAAATCGTGATTATTAATAGGATATATGTTTTTCCATTCTTTAGATAGTTTTCTATTTTTATAAGATTGTTCTATAGGAGATTTTGTTTTTATAGCATCATTTATTCGTTCTAATTTAAATTTATGTTTTTCTTTTGAATAGTTAACAGAAGCACTGCATCTCTCGGGATATAATCGACAGTTAGGCATATTATAATATTACTATATAATAATATTAAATATAATGAAATTTAAAAAAATATTTAAACAAACAACAAAAACAAAAACAAAAAAACAAAAAACAAAAAGATAATGATTTAATTAGAAATGGAAGATATGTACTGGGATACATTTTTTATCTGGATGTGTAGGAGCTAAAATTTTTGATAAATATAATATTATTAAAAGCCCATATAATCAGTTAGTTATAATTAAATTATTAAGTTTATTATATGAATCTTGGGAAATATCTATAAATGGAATGAAATTTTGGAAATCTTATATATAAGTTTTAAAAAAAACAAACGTAATTGAAAAATATAGAGTACAGCAAGATTAAATATAGGTATATAACATATATTGTTACAAATTAATTTGATACTTTTTATATTTTATAATTAATAATATAAAATGACAGATCTGAATTATCTAAAAGATAGAAATTCTCATGAATTAGACAGCCATATTACATTTGAGGAAGGTCCACATATTTATACGATTGATGGTGATTCAGGATTTACATCAGTTACAACGTGGAATCACACACATTTTTCAGAATTTAATGCGGATTTAATAATTGACAAAATGATGAAAGGAAAGAATTGGTCAACTAGTAAGTATTTTGGAATGACTAAGGATGACATTAAAAAACAATGGGATGATAATAGAGATCAAGCTGCCGCTGCTGGAACTAAAATGCACTATGATATAGAGTGTTTTTATAACAATATGGAGGTTAAAAATGATTCAGTAGAATACGGTTATTTTAACACATTTTATAACGATTATAAAGAATTGGAAGCATATCGAACTGAATGGATGATATATGATAAGGAGTTAAAGTTAGCAGGTTCTATAGATATGATATTTATGAATAAGGAAGGTAATTTAGAAATATATGATTGGAAGAGGTGCCGTGAAATTAAAAAAAGTGGTTGGGGTAAATCAAAAACTGAATGTATATCACATTTACCTGATAGTAATTATTGGCATTATTCTCTACAATTAAATACATATAAAGCAATTATAGAGAAAAATTATGGGAAAAAAGTTGTTAAAATGTGTTTAGTATGTATGCATCCTGAAAACAGCAATAAGAGTTACTTACGGTTTGAGGTCCCCGATTTATCAAGCGAGATAAAAGCGTTATTTGATTATAGAATGTTAGAATTAACCGATAAACCATCCCTTGATATAAACAACCTTATTCACGAAAAAAATAAACTTATAAATAAAATAGAAAAACATACCAATATTGCGGAAAGTTTAAATATAAAATTAGATTTAATTAATCAAAAATTAAATGATCTGGAAGGTATTGTAGAGGTTGATGAGAAAACCTATGATAATAAAATATATTTTGTAGATCCATCTACACAAGATATTTTAAATGAAGAGGGAGATGTTCTAGGTATATGGGAAGAAGATAAACCTAAGTTATTATTACGCGGTTCCTAATTTATTATGTATACTGTAACTAAATAATATAGGAACCGCATAATAATACTAT